TCCATTGACATGTGGTGAGTACATCCAGCTCCTTGGGATAGAGCTAGACCAATATTTCTTTTTTGAATTTCATTGGAATGTCCACCTTTATTAACTTTTGGGACATATTCGAAGAGTTCGTCTACTAACCCTTCTGATTTTAATCTTTCTAAGAGTGGAACCAATCCTGGATTGCAGGGGTTACCAAAGTTAGATGTTGTCTGATAGACTACACTCACATAGTCTACTAATTTTCTGATTTGTTTGATTGATCCTTCTAATAATTCTTCTCCGTCAAATAAGTTATACGAAATTCCTAAACGCATTTTGTACATCAGTTGTTGTTAACTGCTTACTTCTTTCCATTAAAGTTTCAAAATCTCTTGCTTTAATGTTATTGAAGTAGTTATATGTTTTTTTATTCTTAAGAATAAATGGGATTAGACGTTTTGTGTAGTCTTCACCCTCACGTTTAAGTTTTTCTTCGTCTTTATTTCTTGTTTGACTTTCATAGTGATAACAAACTGCATTACCAAGGAATATGTTTTCTTTACCTCGATTAATACATTCAATGTTTAATTCAACATCTTCAAAACATTCACGATATGAAGTATTAAAACCGCCAATATCATCGAATAATTTTTTACTAATCATCATGAAAGCAGCTGTATTACCAAACACATTTCTCATCATCGAACTGTGGTAAGTATGGTAAGAACGTAAACCGTGGTGCGTTATACCAATACCCATGTCTTGTCTTACGAACATCATAATACCAGAATGTTGGATTGTGTTGTCCCCGTAATGTAAACGAGCACCGATAGTACCAACAGTTTTCTTATTTTTAAGGTAGGTATCTACCATTAAATCAATAGCATTGTTAATTACCTTAATATCGTTATTACAGAATAACAATAACTCAGTATCTTTTTCAACATGATTTTCAACCACATCGTTATTAATTACAGCGAAGTTATAAAAATCATATTCAACAACTTTTACAAAATGAGCATGATTGGATCTAAATTGTAATCCACTAACATAACTCTTTAACTCTTCTAATTCTTCAGGTGTAGATCCAGTATCAGCTATAATAGTTCTCATAGCGTGACCTAAATAACCACCTTGTCCGTATAGAGATTCAACACATTGTTTAACCAACTCAATATTACCTTTGGTTGGGATGATTATAGAAACTTTAGGATATTCCTTTAAAGGTTTATGTTTAACCTCATATCTAATTTCAGGTTTTATGTTGTGGGGTAATTTTTCTTTATACTTTTCAACGAATTGTTCACGATTTTTTTCCCACTCGTCATTAGTCTTACCGATAGACTTATGAGTGATTTTAAAATCAAACATTACACCTACTTTAACACCGTTAATATGGTTATTGAATGTGAAATCTATATCATAGAAGTGGAACCCTTTAAAAGATTCATCAAATCTTTCTTTAATTCTTTCTTTATGTACAACAAAAAATAAACCATCTAAAATGACGGTTTCTATGATTTCATCTGAAAAATTATTGGAATATCTATTCTCCCAAGTCTTACCTTCATGAGAATGTGAAACAATACCAACCATTTTGGTTGAATCTTGCCACCAACGACCTATTTCAGGCATGTCAGTAGTACCAGCCTTACCTAAAATACCATAATCGGTATTCTTGAAGTGTTTTAAAACCTTTTTACCCCAACCTTCACCTAAGATGATATCGTCGTGACAAAAAACAACTATGTTATTTTTACTTCTATCTAACCCTTGATTGTAACATTCAGTTAGAGAGAATTCACCGTTATTTACGATTTCAATTATCTCGAAATCTTTAACCCCTATTGTTTTATTAACGTGATTCTGAAATTCCTTGTTCGGGGTCCTGGTTGAATAAACGACTGTTATCATCCTTTAATTTTTTTAATTCTTCTATTTTTTCTCTTATCCACATCAAACACCAACCCATCATGGTATCCACCCATGGCTAGTTCAACTTTTAACCTGTTAAGTTCCTTTTCTATCTTTTCGTCTATCATCATACGAATCATAGAGTTTCATGAGTTTGTAAAGAACCAATCTTTTCGATTAGTTTATTAATGTCCTTGTCTCTAAAAACAACGACATCTTGGTTTAAACCACCCATATATAAAGTGGCCTCACTTCTTAAAAAGGCATTCCACTCTTCTGTGTAAATGTTGAAGTGGAATAGGTAATCATATAAATTTTCCATTTTTTTATTATTTGTAAAATTAAACTTCATTTAAAATCATTTATTTACCATAATTATATTTATCGGTTCTTCACATAGAATCGATAAATGACAAGCTGTTTTAATTGCGTCACTAACGGAAGAACCTAGATATAAGGCCGCTAAGGCGAAATCCATACCAGCTCCGATTGCTGCATAATCTTTAATTTCTTTAACATAAAATCCTTCAACTAAGAAAGCCTTACGTTCGAATATGATTATATAACTGTTTGATAATTCGTTGTTTTCTGTTTTTTCTTTATTCCATTGGAAAAAATCAAACATATATTCAGTTATTGCTTCAACACTAGATTCTCTAGGTTTTCTAGTTTTAGAAAAGATTTGAAATAACGCACCTTCTTGTGCATCACCTACATCACCTACAGTCATCCATTCATTTTGGAATAACTTGGCTAATTTATCTTTTTCTTGGGTATACCCCGAAACTAATATACTATCAGCTCCGATAGTAATCTTATCTTTTTCTACTCTAACAGCTACTACTGACATTATTTTTTAGGTTTATAAAATGTATAACTAGCAGTTAATTCTTCTCCTGCTTTAATTTCTCTAATAGTTTCTAAGAAGATGAAATCACCTTCATAGACTACTTTACAATTAGGTTTTTCCGAGTGGTTAAAAAATCCACCTAACGGAGTTCTTGAATAACCATCGGGAAACCTAAAATCTCTAACATGTGTAACTCCAATTCTAAAATTAGGGTCTATATTGTCTAAAGCAAAAAGACCTAAACCTTCTATATTAGAAGTTTTAATGGTTAGATATTCGGGTAATGGTCTATAACTCATTATTTTTTACCTGTTGATCCGAACCCTCCAGTCCCTCTTTCGGTTTCAGACATTTCACTCACTGATTCTAATTCAATCATAGCACCAAAATCATTACTTACTCTAGGTGCGATAACACCTTGTGCAACTCTCTCACCTTGTTCTATGATTTGTTCTTTATCACTAAGGTTAATCATAATAACTTTGATTTCACCACGATAACCTGTATCTACTGTACCTAAAATAGCCATAAGGCCTGTTTTAAATGAATGACCACTACGAGGTCTAATTTGTAACTCGTAACCTGTCGGTAATTCAAAATATAATCCTGTTGGGATTAAGGTTCTTTCGAGAGGTTTTAAGGTTAGTTTACCACCAACCTCAGATAATTCAGCTCTTAAATCAAAACCTGAATCACCATCTTTTGCCCAAGTAGGATTCTCATTTTTAGATGTGTTAACAAATTTAATTGGTAATTTGAACGCATCTTTGTCGGCTTTAAATGAATTATTTTTACTATCTAAATCTTCCATTATTTTAATTAAATTATCTAATTCTTTTGCTTGGTCACCACTTATTACTCCTATGGACTTCAAGTGTTGTAATTCTTTAATGTATTCTTTAATATCGTTATTCATTTGAATTGTATTTTTTAATAATTTCAATTGTTAGTTTTATTTCATTTTCACAATACTCAACAACCTTATCAATTTCATTATTCCAATAATAATGAGAAATTTTATCACCCTCAATAGTTGACTCATTTTCTATACCTAATAGATTAGCAACCATAGTTAATGAACTGAAACTTTTGAAACCACCGAAAGTCCAAACATCCCTTGTATCTAGAGCTTTAATCTCCCAAGGTTTAGTTTCATGAGTTGGTAATAGTACTGGTGGTTTTAATCCGTTAATTAGATAACGTTTTCCTAAATAAGGGATGTCGAAATTTTTAATATTATGACCACATAATGTATATTTCTGTGATGCTTTATCTAATACAGCTCTAACTTTCAATAAAATGTCTTTTTCATCACCTCTAAAGGTTGATACTTTAACATTCCCCTCATTATCAAGGGCACCTAAACTCACACAGATAATTTTACCAAATTCTGGATAAATACCTGCACATTTTTCATATAGAAAATTAGAATCTATTCTACCGTTCTCTATCCCACTTTTATATTCAGGAAATCTGTCAGCAAAAGAAAACCTACTATCACTAAAAATTTTAGCAATAATAGGGTTCTTGGATTCTAAATCTGAAAATGATTTTTCTTGTGAAGCAGTTGCTATTTCAATAAACAACAACTTATTTAAGTCAAAATTTGATTCTTCTAATGTACTTGTTTTACTTATTTTTAACATTGTTATGCGTTTGCAAATTTAACAACTTCTTTCACTCTTTCACTACCTTCTCTTTACATATAATAACCCACCCTTTGTTTTTGCCGTATGATTTTAATGTCTCTACACTAACATTTAATGAGTTTTCTTTTACATAATCTTTAAATGAATTATAACCTAAAAATTCCATTAAGTCATTATTAGGTGTTTTAATTATCCATTTAATTTTTTGTTTTTCTGATATTTTATTTTTAGCGTTTTCTGTATGTCTATATTTTTTATTCTTTTCTGATAAAATTTTTTTAGATTTTTCTGTATGAGATTTACCCTTCATCCAAGGTGTTTGACCTTTTTTAGATACACTAATTTTATTTTTAGTCTCTTGTGATAGTCCCCTACCTTTTATAGAGTGTGGTTTACCTTTTTTGGATTCACTGATTTTTTTCTTGGTTTCTTCAGATAACGGTTTTAATTTTCTATTTTTTAATTTTTTACTAATTTTTTTCTTAGTCTCTTCTGAGATTATAACAATTTTACCTTTATTAGATTTACTAATTTTATTTTTAGTATCTTCTGAATGTTTTTTCCCTAACATAGGTGAACCACCATCACCGCCGTTAGATATGTTATACCCTATTTTAGGGTTTTGTGAGTTAAGTTTTTCTATCCAAAATGTTTCACGTTCATTTAATTTTTTACGTGTATCACAATACTCAATTATCTCTTTTTTAAAATTTTCTATACCATATTTTTTTATAGCTCTTTTTAATTTTATTCCAGAACCTAAGTATTTTGGGTTGTTTTTGACATCCTTGCCAATATAAAATTTATTATTCAATAAATTAGTTGTTTTATATATAACCATAATAGTATTTTTATATATAAATATTTATTACTTAGATGTAGTTACCTAAAATTATTAATTTCTTCTGTCAATTTTTTGACATTTTTTTCATTACTGGTCATGATTTGTTTATACCAAGAAGCTCTTGTTTTGGTTACAACATCGATATGATATTTTTTAACAACAGTATCATAAAGATTTTGACCCATTCTTTCAACCATATGTGGGTTTTTCTCTAAAAATTTAATGGCTTTAAACCAATCTTTATGATTCTTAGTTGAATCGACAAGGATTGCATTACCATTCTCATTTATTGTACCACCATACTCAATTACATTGACTAAATCAATAGTGTATGGTCCAAAGTTCTGTGCAATTAAGGCTTTCTTGTGGAAACCAGCCTCGATAACTTTAAGTTGGGATTTACACTTATTAAAGATATGGTCCTTAATTGGTGCCAACGAAATATCGAACATATTATAGTTTGAGGCGTATGTTGTAATCGGTTTAGTCCACACTCTTCTATAATTTTCGTTATTGTCTTTATATTCATTATCTTCATCCTGATTGTATTTCAACAAATGTTTTTTATATTCAGGACTGATAATTTTATAATTGTCGGTAAACATTTCTTCATAACGACACCAAACACTTTCTTGTGGTAAAATCTTTCTTGTTCTTTGTTCACCTGTTTGTGGGTTTGTTTCTGTGATATTACCTCTTAAGTCAAAACCACAAAGAACTAATTGTGAATCCTCACCTTGAGGTGAATGCATCCATTGATTCAAACCTTGTCTAACAAGTTCTAAGTCTCTTAAGTGGGAAGAACCACCTAACCAACCAATTCTCATTTTTTTATTACTGATAACTTCTTTCTTTTGGAACTGTTCTTCAGATGGGTCAATAGCGTTAGGAATTACAACAACATTTTTATTGAACTTAGATATTTCTTGAGCGAATATTTTAGTAGTCGTTGTTACATAATCAACAACCTTTAAATTGGCTTTAATTTTTTCATCAATTTTAGATTGTTTCAATAATGGGTATGCTGGGTGATCCATAGTAGGCATCCAATAATCATCTAAATCCATGATTGTGATAATACCCATACCTTTTAATTTATCAAAAATCTTTTTAGCATGTTCATCATAAACAGGTTGTAACTGACCATTTACAATGTCACTTACAGTTCTATGGAAATGTACAATATGGAATTGTTTTAAATAGTTATCATCATTCCAATGAACACCATCAGTACCTGCTGTTACTATATCAATGAAAAAATCATCAGGAAATAATTCATGTAATTTTAAGTGTGGGTCGACTGACCTAAATTTTGATACCCCACTTCTGTCTGAAGGTATTACTAAAACTTTAATTTGACTCATATTAATTCTTAAATTCTTATTATTATAAAATAAAAAACCCTCTACAAAAGTGAGGGTTTTTTAGTTTTTTGTAAAGGTTACATTATTTTTTTCCTTTAGGAGTACCTTTCTTGCCTTTACATCCACAACCTTTTTCCATTTTTCTTTTTTTTTAATTTAGATGTTATCCTTTTCTCTTTGGCATTGGCATTACGGTACCAGAAAAGATAGTGTTACCTGCCTTAAATTGAACATTTTCTTTAACCAAACGAGATTCAAAGTAGTGTTCGATAATTTTAGGGAGAGCCTTTGTTATTTCTGAAGCTATTAACTTTCTTAAATATTTTTCGTCAACATTAACTGGTTCAGATATTTGTTCTTGAATTACCCTCTTTTTTTGTGTTTGTGTTCTTCTTACGGGTTTTTCGTACATATCAATCTCATCTTCCTCACTGTAAGTTGAATGATTTTCTCTAACATCACCTCTTAATTCTCTAATAGCATCTTCATCTACATCCATTCCCATAAAATCTGGTTGTGGGATTGGGTTTTCTAACATTGCCTTTTGAATTGCTGGAGGTAATTTACAACTTGTAACTCTTTGATTGTACATCTCAGAGCCGACATCTTTTTTAATTGATGTTACATTCTCCGATACCATCATGTTACCACCTGAATGTGCCATACCAGCTTCTTCTGCGGTAATTAATTTAGTACCATCGATTTGATCGTATAGACCTGCTGATTTCGATTTTTTGGGTGCCCCGTTATCAAACTTTTCAGCTGCCTTATCTATTTGTTTGGCCTTTTTTAATATTTCTAATAATTTTGGATCCATTAAAACCTTGCTTGTTTATATATTGTTATCATACTTCTATCACCTCTAGGGTTATATTTCGGTATATTTCTTACTCTGTCTGAAATTGGTGTTCTAAAAGGTAGTTCTCCAGTTTCATCCCAATCTAATATTCTATCCAATCTAAAAGTTTTCCATCCTGGTTGTTCAGTATCGGTAACACCTTTATATTGGTAGGCACGTAAAATTGGGTTGCCTGCAAGTGATAGTCCTAGTACATAGGGTTCAATAAATCTCTCCCCTGGTGCTTCAACCTCATCACCACCATAATTTATTCTAACACGGTTATGGTTTGTGATTGCTCTCTCCACTTCTGACCTGTAGGCAGCTTCTAAAATAATCTCATTTAGAAGAGAGTAAAGTTTCATTTTACCAATGTTGTTCAGGATAGTTTTTATCGTAGTAACCCATACCTGGTTTATATTTGTTACCAGATGAATAAACAAGTGTGTTTTTAGTCATGATATCAGTCTTAGTACCAACCTGATTATTCATTTCACCACGTCCATGTTCATCCATGTTACTTAAAGCGTTAAGGTGTTGAGCACCATATCTATCATTATCATTATCCTTATAATCATTAAGGACAGTTAATTTTAGACGTTCAACATCAGCTGTTTGCTTTAAACTAGGTAATTGGTTTAAAACACCACCTGGTCCCATATCCTGAACACTAGCGTTGTCAGTAAGAACTGGTGAAATTACTTGTCTGTGTGCCATAATTCTTTGTTTTTATCGAAAATGTTTATTAAGGATTCCATCATTCTCATTTCTTGGATTCCTCTATTATCATAAATATGCCTTGATGAAGAACTTATTTTACCATTTTTAACTTTAACATTGTCTGTTGAGATTCCGTCTTTAGTATGTGTCTTCATATATTGATTTTGCATACCCGTATTCTTCTTAGCCTCTTTAGGGTTTTTAATTGCCTCTCTAGCTTTATTTAAACTATCATTAACCCAAAATCTCATTTTAGAACCACCATTAAGAATAAATTCGGTATCTTGTTTCTTATCATCCATGTCTTTAACTCCAGCTGTTTTATGTGAATCAAAAAAGTTTTTAATTCTTTTTAATTCTTCATAACTAACTTTTGGTGTGTTGACTAGATTTCTAAGTCTTTGATAACCTTTTTGGTTTTTATCACCTTTGTAGGCATTTAAAGTTTTTTTGAGGTGATTTTGTAATTCCTCAGGTATGTTCCAAGTATATCCCTGTAAAGAACTATTTGCCATTATCTTAATTTTTTTAACATTTCTTGTTTATATTCGTTAGGAATATCTACAGTACCAATATTATTGATTAAGAAATTAAGAATAATTCCTTTTTGTTCTCCACTTGCTTGATTCTTCTCAATGATGTCAATTAAGTTTTTAACTTTTCTAACTAAAACAGGGTTTTCTTCAATAACGTCTATATTTGGAATTCCGTTTCTACGAATTTCACCGTCTGATTTAATCTTATTCAAAACATCTTTAGAGAAATTTTTAGAAACAATATCCTCAACATATTCCTCCATTTTAGCTTTTGATGCCTCTTTAATTCTTTCTTTAGATTTAGTTACCTTATCAATCATTTTATCTCGATAAGAATCATTACCCTTTTTTTCGGGTATGTTATGAGAAGGATTATGTTTTAAAGTTTTCTTAGACTTTTCAACCTTTTTTCTCATTTTATCTCTATAACTTTCTTTTTCATCCTCCATATAATCACTAGTACTTTCATCATCACTAACTGTTCTAGCAATACCAGCCGCACGTGCTGGAAGTGGTACTAAACTGTACGGAAATTTTCTATATCCTTGTTGACGTGTACTTTGAACTGTGGAATTTTTTAATTGATCACCATCTTCAGGGTTGAACATGGGGTCCATAGTACTATTAGAGGCAGATTTGGCGTTATCAACACTTAATTTAACATTGTTACCACCAATTCTAACACCATCTTTATCTACAAATTCATTTATCCAATTAATCATGTTAAATTCTTTTCTTATAAATATCAAAGAATTTTCATTTATTTTATTGGTTTTCTTGAATTTCAGGAATTTCTTTAAAACGGTCTCTAATCATATACTCGGAAGAGATACCCTTACTTCTCCAAAATTCAACCTCACCATCACTCATAGTCATTAATTCTTCAAGTGTATCTTGGTCTTCAGGATTTGTTGGAATACCACCTACTAATTCTAATTCTTTTGAAGTGAAGAATTGTTTTAACTCAGGATTATCGATGATTAACGATTCTCTAACGTGGAGTGGGAATACAACCAATAAAGGTTCTACTTTCTTGTTGAAAGCTTCAATATATTTTGGAACATTATAGTCACCGGTTAAATCAGGATTCTTTTTAATTTGTTCTTCTGTAATTAAATAACAATTAAATTTAAGTTCCCCTTCAGGTGTTTTTTTAGTTTTACTAAAAGATATATCCGCGTGTGACTTACGAGTACCATTATTAACGTAATATAAAGTGTCCCCTAAATTAACATGTACTTGGTCACGAATAATTAATTCCATGTGTGCTTGTCTAGGTAAATCTCTACCGTTTTTATCTAAACCTCTTTTAAGGTAAGACTCAACAGTTTTTTTAACCTTTGATTTGTTAGCAATATCAACTAATGGGATTTGTTTATTGTAAATTTTCTCTAAATACTCATAATAGAAATCAACAAATTCCTTACCCTTACCGTCTAAAAGTAATCTGATACCTTTAGCTAAGAACTTCTCAATATATTTTGGTATGGTTTTACCTTTGATTGTATTACCTGTTAATTTTACTTTACCACCTGGTTTTAAAATGGCGTAATTCTTTCTTGAAAAGTTTACAGTGGCCTCCATAATATCGTCGATATCAAGACCCATAGCCCCGAACATATATCTTTCATTATATTCAGCAACATCGGCATCAATACCTTCATAGACAACATCTTTCTTAACAAAACGATGTAATCCTTTACCTGTATATCTTCTAGTCTCAACATCATCAGGACAAGAGAAGTTAACACCGTCAGTATCTAATACTAATGGTTTGTAACCCCTATCCATAAAGAATTTAATCATCAAACGTAAATACTGACGACCTGTACAAGTAATTTGTTCACCAATATCAATATCACCCCAAGGGAAGATATAAGGAGCGGAAATAGAACCGAAGGCAGAGTTATTTAAAATCTTAATCGGTAATTGTTTTTTATCATACATTGAAGCCATTCTAGCATTACCTGCTGCATTAGCCTCATTCATTAACCCTTTATATTTGTTACGAGTATCAGATAGATATTTTAACATAGCTCGTAAAGCACCTGTGATATCACAATCAGGAAACACTTCATGAGTTAACTGAATCGATGGATAAAGTGATGCGTAGTCAAACTTAGCAACTTTTCTACTATAACCTAAGTTTAATAACCTCGATAAACCACCAACGAAATCACGTTTTGGTAACATGTCAGGGAGTGCTAGGTTATTTTCATAAGACCAAGCCATCATCAATAATTTCCACATTGTGGCCGTACCCATTGTGATTGAACGACCAAATGTTGTTGGTACCAAAGCCGCCGTTAAGAAACCGGCTTGTGTGTAGATATCATCAACTTGTTCGGTTTCTAACAAGTCATCCGTTAAGTATTCTGTAATTAAAAAACGACCATCAACAACTTCCCATCTATCCTCATAACCATCAATAACAACTATTTCACCTTTTTTATTTTCATGTGTTTTAGGTTCTGGTTTAATACCATCTAAATCATACCACTGTCCACTTGTTGGGTTATAGTTATAATTTTTATTTTCAACCCACATTCTACCCAATTGAGCACCATCTACATATACACGAGTAGGTCTTTCTACTTTTGCTTCTTTTGCAATATATTTCAAACCAGCTTCACGAATATTTGAGTTAAGAGCTTGTGCTTGTCTAACTCTGTGTAATGTATCTAAAATATTAGTACCCCACATTACAGTTTGTTCATACTGTTCAAGTTCAGCACCTAATTTTAAACTTGCCTCTTTTCTTTTTAAATCAATTAATGGGTGTTTGGTTTTAGCTACCTTGGTAATATCCATTCCAAGAAGTCTTGCTCGACCTAGAATATAATACCAGTCAAAGTTCTCAGAGTTATATCCTGTAATAATTGAAACATTACGTTCATGGATAATATCAAAAAACTTTTTAATCATGTTACGTTCACACTCTTCTGAATGTTTCTTCCCATTCTCATCGTATGAATCAAGAATTGTACGGAAACCACGGTTATCTTTAATACCTATTAAGAAGATATGTCCTTCTTCTGGGTCTAAAGACGTGGTCTCAATATCGAATACTAATTTGTGAACTTCTGTATAATCCTCAAATCCTTTAAACAAACGTTTACCTGTTTGAATCATAAATTGTTCAATAGGTTGTACCATTTGAATTAAGTCTCTTCTTTTCCAAGGGTCTAATCCACCTCTTTTAAAGAAATTAACTAAATCACGATAAGTACCTGAACTTTTTACTATGAATTTAAAACCCTCTTCAAGACGTTCATTATCGTCAGTTCTAAGTTTCTCGGTGAAAATACCGTACTTCTTAGCCTCTTTACGCATTTTCTCTACGTCATCACCATAAAATCCACTACCTCTTAAAGATTTTGTCCATAAGAATGGTGTAAACTTTTGTGTTTTAATCATCTTACCCTTTTTAGGGTCGTCAATAATAGTATAAACTCGGTTGGATTCATCTACTGACCAATCGTCTGTTTGGTCAAGTTCTACAGCCACTATATATTTTTCGGAGTCGTGGCCTTCTAAGAACACCTTAATATCTTCAGGTGTTGCCTGTATAATTTTTTCTTTCTTACTCATATGTCTTTATCTTTTTTGGACAGGGTAAAGATTTAACCGTTCGTAATTTTATTTTAATCGTAAAGATTTAACCGTTCGTAATTTTATTTTAATCATAAATATTTATTATATATGAGTAAACGGTTAACAAAAAATGATTTTATATTAAAAGCTAAAGAAAAACATGGGGATAAATATGATTATTCTTTAGTGGTTTATAAAAACAATAAAGATAAGGTTGAAATCATTTGTCCCATTCATGGTGTTTTTAATCAAAGACCTAAAGATCATATGAGAGGTGATGGTTGCCCCAAACATAAAAATCAGGGTGATAAATTATCTCACAATAATGATATTTTCATAGAAAAGGCTAAAATAATTCATGGTGATAAATTCGAGTATGATTTAGTAGATTATAAAAATAATTACACTAAAGTTAAGATAAAGTGTAGGTTACATGGTATTTGGGAACAAAAACCATCTCACCATTTATATGGAAAGGGGTGTCCATCTTGCAATACGTCAAAAGGGGAATTAAAAATTCAAAATATTTTAAAAAATAAAAATATTAAATACTTAACGCAATATAGTTTTGTTGATTGTAAATATAAAAAACCTTTAAAATTTGATTTATATTTACCCGATTATAACACCTGTATAGAATATGATGGACAGCAACACTTTCAACCTATATTAAAATTTGGTGGTGATAAAAAATTAGAGTTGAATCAATTACGAGATAAAATTAAAGAAAATTATTGTATAGAAAATAATATTAATTTAATACGTGTTAAATATTGTGATAATATAGAAGAATTGTTTTCCAAAATACCCACTCGTTTTAAAAATTAGTAACTAAATAAAAATCGTAAAAAATTGGTGCGTTGTAAATATTAACAAACAATTTTAGCGTTAGTAAAACTGTCAAGTACATTCACATATAAATCTTCTCTGATTGGGATAATTAAAGAACATCCATCATCTAGAAAATCAATTCTAAACTCAGCTTTGAAAGAACCAGATTGATTTGTGTCTTTAACATCAAATTTGTAACCTAAATAATATTCACCATCTTCAGGACAAATCTCCTTATCAACAGGTAACAATAAACCTTGTTTATTGAATACTTTATAATTACCTTTTTCATCCATCATAGAGAATGTGATGGCAGCATTTTCTAATCTATCGTAAATTTTACGAAAATCAGCTCTACCATCATTAATTACCTTCAATTTGAGAAGGGGTAAATTTGAATTTTTTCTTATAAAGAAATTTTGTGCCATATCTAATAAATATTAATCACACGGTATAAAAATATACGGTGGTAATGGTCCACTTTTACATTGTCCACAAAGATTTGAATCAGGTTGGACTATTTGTGATCCTCCGAATGTATCGGGTCTACAATATCTTCTACAATCAACAAAGAAGTTATTTCTAATCTCTAGGACATTTAATGGTTTTTCATAAAATCTTAATTGTGATAATTCACCTTCAAAAGTACCTGCAAAATTTTCTTGTAATAATTGGTTTCTATCTGCCATATCAGGACCACCAAAAGTTTGACTTTCTGCTAAACCTTGTGTTCCACCACCCCAACTCATGTTAAATGGTACCCCAATTTGTTTATCACTCCACTCATTAAGAGCACGAAGTTGTAGACCAATGAAATCTTCTACTTTATACTTAACCAAACCATTAACCCAAAATCTTAAAGTCCCTGACGGTAAAGTATTTTTAATACCACTACCTGCTGTATAAGTTACAGCAATGTGATTCCAAGTATTACCTGTTGGCACCATATTAGGTTCTGAATAACCCTCTTCCATTGTAGTACCTGTAATTCTAAATTTATTGTTGAAACAGTTACCAGCAACAGTCATTTTTCTATAACCAATTCGGCCGTCATCGGTAATTCTAAACCCTAAAGCATTTTCAGATAATTGGTCACAATAATTTGATGTTTTACCTGTTGTTACACTACTTTGTGTATTTCCAGTACATCCACTACAACATGTATTACAACAACCAAAATCCCAACCAAAATCAGAAATGGCAAACCAATTTTGACCACCATCTATAATATTTGATTCGTATTCTGTTGAAGCAGTCCAAGATAATGGTATTCCCGTAGAAGTTTCTAAACCTGTTTCACCTGAAAACTCATTCCAAAATTTATTTTCAGCTCTTGTACCGATATAAAAGAAGAAGTTTTTATTATTAGGATAAACATCATTTAAAGTAGTACCTGTAATACAAACTGTATCCCCCGAAGTTTCACCCGTAATACATTGACAGTATTCATTATCCCATTTAATCCAAGTTTCCATGGACCAACCTACTGGAAAATCTGTTGGCATTACTTGCCAAGCGGTAGTTGCTGAAACGGCGGATAATGTATAACCACTATGTCCGCAATCATCAACCGTTAATATTTTTGTTGGTGCTGGTTTTTCGGTGTCTAATTTAAAGAATCCTTGATAGAATCCACCATCCAAACAAACTGTATTACCAACAGGACATCCTGCAGCACTTGTAGTACCTGAATGAAATACCCAAGGATAATAATATAATCCAGAACTTACTGTACATCCCGTTGTACAACCTGAAGTACTTCCTGAAGTACAACCTGTTAAATTATAAGTAATTGTATAACCAGTAACGGGATATAAAACTAATTTTGTATCGGCAGATGTGATAACTAAAGTTTCACCCGATAAACAATCAACCCTACCATTATCAACACCCGTTAACCCCCAATCATGTAATGTAAAACCTGAAGACGGGGTTATAGTCTTACCCGACCATTCAATTAATGAAGTTAAAGAAGTACCATCTAAAGTAGTACCACTTTTATTAATATCAAACCAAACAACCAAACCGTCAGATACAATATCATATTTACAAGAATCTTTACAGTTTGTGGCATAATTTAAACAATCACCAATCCTATCGGGAGTAAGATTGAAATCCCAATATTCGTTGTATACTAAATGTATACCGTCAAAGTTTTTAAAGTAGTAATTGTTGTTAATATCCATTAACTATAAATATTAGGATATTGGTTATATGATAACCCAATTTTTAGGTGATCCTGTCAAACTATTTATAGCTGAAATACTAGCATTTGTTTGAAAATCCCAATAAGTTACAACTTTATTATTGGAATTGAATACGCCTCTACTCATTTATTATGTGTAATCATTACCCACAGTCCAATACATAGCAGAACCGTTATACGTGAAACTTAATATATCTATAGCGTTAGCTGTTGCTGTTAATGTTGGTGATCCACCCCCACCGTTTACCACTCTATGTGTTGATGCCGCACCATTTACGGTACCAAAAGTTAAAGTACGTGAACCGACAGCATCCTGTTGTACTATAATAGTACCATATTCACCATTTCTAACATTAGTTAAATTTAATGTTGTGTTACCCGTTAAAGTTGTTTGATAATTTGTTGAATTTCCTGATACATCCCAAGTAAATGTTGTTGTAGAAGGTTGTGGGTAGTAAGGATCAATTGTAGGTCCACTAGAACCACCACCACCAGTTGTACCAGTTACCACAAATCCGTTGGCGTCTAAACCTAAATTTATTACAGATGTTCCCGTACCTATGATACCTATGTTTAAATTAGGGACATAAGTTGTGTTTGAACTAACGTTTGTTAAGTTATCAACACCTAAGACTGTAATTTTTGTTTTATCATCACCTATTGTATTGTGACTACCACCGATAATATTAATAAAAGTATTACCACTGTTTATTGTATTACCAATACCGTTAATTATAGCATTAAAGTGTGTGTCATTAGTAATACCAATACCGTACGCGTATATCGTATTACCACTAGTGTTTAATAATAAATTACCTACGTGATTTGTTATACCCGCATCATTATTACCAACTATAGTGTCATATAATGAATTTATTAATGTGGATTGATAATTAACACTATCTATGAGGGAGTTCTCTGTGTTTATCATAACACCCCCATCACTAGTAGTTCCACCAGATATAACAATAGCAGCTGAATCAAACATCAACCAAGGACCTGTTGAATTTAGATTAAGGTCTGCAGAATTTATAATAAATGGATTGTTTATACCCACAAAATTAGATTGAGATACGGTAAATAGTTTTAAATCATTACTATTAGATGCATAAACCCCAGTACTGTTAAAACTAACAGATTCATCGGAACTTATAAAAGTATTGGGGTCCCCATCACCACCAAAGATAAATGAAAGTTGTGAGGAACTAACTGTATTGTTATTTGTATTTAATACTATAGATTTATAGGATTCAAAAATACTACTATCAGTACTACCTATAATTGTTGAATATGATGATGAGTTTGAAGTACCTGTAATACCACATCCCTTACTACCGATAATAGTTTCATGAACACCTATCTCAACAGGACCATGTATTGTATTATCCCTACCACCAATAATAGATGCGTATGTATGTTGGTTTACTGTATTACCAGAACCACCCATAATTGATGAGTAGTTGGAACCACTAATAATTGTGTTGTAAATACCATTTATAATAGTGGCCGCATTACTAGAATCTAAGTTATTATAACCACCGTTAATAATTGAAGAAGCTAATGACTGACTTAAATAATTACCTCTACCATTAGTGATTTCACTATATCTAGAGTTATATACCGTATTACCAGAACCAGAACCAATTAAATCATAAGTCGCTGTCGATAATGTATCAATTATCTTATTTTGTTTACCAGAGTTTATGACACTATGAGCAACAGCCCTACCTAATTCATTTTGAAGTCCATTTACTATAGTACTATAACTACTAGCGCTAATAATATTACTATTACCATTTAATATTGTAATACTATTATTACCGCCTTGTACCATATTATTTAAAGTACCAGTACCTATTAAACAATATGTTTGATTTGTTCCACTAATAGCGTTACTTAAACCACCAAGAATAGTATTGTAAGTACCACCTTCAAGTGGTAGGTATATAGTGTTCGTATTACCGTTTAATATTGAATTATATTGGGTAAAACTATTAACTCTTTGGATTAAGTTATTCTGACCACCACCAATGAATGAATATCTACTGTTTATGATGTCGTTAGTTAATCCATTAACAATGGTAGAACCTTGTGATGTTGTTGATGTACCTGAAATTTCATTACCAGTACCACCTAAAATTACACTATAATTCGAATATGTTGTGTTACTCCCTGAAAGTGGGATAATATCACCTGAGTTTGAACCAAAAATATAAGGTCCAGTACTACCTGTTAAAAGAGTGGATGCTGGGTACCAAGTAACACGACCTGTCGCATCTAAACCACCTAAAATATATCCTGTTACATCAACAGTTGTTGTACCTGTTGATCCACTTTGTAAAATAATTGGGGGTTCTACGATAAAAGATGAAGGTTCACCGATATTAATATAACCAGCAACACCGGCAATAACATATTGTGTACTAGCTGACGTACTACCTGTAAAATCTAATAAAGGTCCGTTTATACGGATAAAACCATTATTATCTATATAAGTTTGACCTGACAAAGAAATGGTTTCACCACTCCATTGTACTATTTGTCTATCTTCAAAATGGGGTCTAGTTAAAAATGGCATATTATATTACGAACATTCCTAAAGGTCTATATTGTAATGCTTTATTTAACATCTCAGCCTCAGTAGCCTTACGTGTTAACATAGCGTCAGGTCTCAATCTCTCTAACCTTTCATTAAGTCTTTCCATTAAAGCTGTTTTATCTTCTTTAGCTTCACTTAATAACGATTCGTAGTCCATTGTAACTTCAGCATCAGTAACACCAAGTGCACCACCGAATTTACCACGAACTCTACCTAGGGTTTCTTTACATAAAGCGGTAAAATAATCCCTTACCCATTGTTTTGATGGGCTATTTAATTCACTAAAATTAACAACATCGACAGGAACGTCTGAAGGTAATTTAACAATATCTTTATTTGCGTTTAAACATCTTTGTCTATCTTCATCAGAAGTTGTTTCATAGTACCAATACCAAACCTTACTACCTGTAACGTTTATACGTTGTCCACCAATACCACCACCAAATACTAATCTACTACCTGGAGTAGACATTAAGTGGAGTAATTTAGTTCCATTAGGACCGCCTGTAATTTTATATACAAGGTCCGAACTAATCATTCTTTGTTTTAAATTGTAATCAGCATTTCTTAATGCAATATCAAAGGCTGGGGCTAAATAAAAACCACCATAACCGAAACCACCTGCCGCAGCACCATAAGGTAATTGACCTACACCACCACCAAATCCGTAATCTCCGAATCCGTAGTTAGAATATAATGCGTAATCAATTGTTGGTGGTTGGAAGTATAATACTTCGTTTATTTCTCTACCAGCTGGTATGGAATAAACTTGTTGTCCTGCTTGAATTGTAACGAAATCTTGTTTCAATTCCCAAGGACCTCTAGCTTGTAAACCAACGATTTTGGAATAGGCATAAGTGAAAGAATCTTCATACCCTAAACTTCTTGTTGTTAAAGCTTTTGCTAAATCAGCTGTATCTAAGTTAATACCATCTAAAGATGACCATTGGGTTTCAATTAACCAGTCATTGATGTAGGATGAATGGTCTTCAATTGCAATCTCCAATAAAGTGCACATTTGTTCATCCTCCAACTCAATTTTTCTAAGTGGAGCTCCCAATCTATGTCTTACTTGACGAAATAATTTTTGTTTTTCTGCTTCTTCTATTTGTAGCGACATGTGGACTTTATTTGATAAATATCCACAACATAGATTAATGATAAGTTAATATTACATTTTTAACTTCTTGATTGGACCCATTTTTATTAGTTCTTTAAATAAGTCCTCATCTATCGTTACTTCTGTATTAGTTTCACCCATAACAGTACTGATAATATCTCTTTTTCTTTGTAGAATATTAAAGATTTGGATATCTAAAGTGTTGTCAGCAATAGGGTAGTAGATATTAACAGTATTTTGTTGACCGATACGGTAAAATTTTGTCCTAATCAGTATGCCCACATATTTATATAATATGAAAGGTGTGTACTTAATTAAAAATATTAAAACAGGAAAAGTCTATATTGGTTCTAGTATTAAGTTAGAGGCTAGGGAACAAAGACACTTTAAAAATTTAATAGATGGTAATCACCATTCTAATAAATTACAAAATTCATATAATAAATACGGTAAAGATTTTTTTATTTTTGAATCTATTGAAGAGTATGAAGAAATAGATAACAATAAGTTAATTCAAAGGGAACAATATTGGATTGATTATTATAACAGTTACAATAATGGTTATAATTGTAGACCTAAAGCTGAAAATAATTATGGACATGAACACTCTGAAGAAACTAAAAAATTAATGTCTAAATTACATAGCGGTAAAAATAATGCTATGTATGGTAGGAAATTATCTGAAGAAACTAAAGAAAAAATTAGACAAAAGATGTTGGGGAGATTTGTTAGTGAAGAAACTAAAGAAAAAAAGAGAAAGATTGCGTTAAATAGAAAACACTCTAAAAAAACTAAACTTAAACAAAGTAGAATTAAAAAATCAAAACCAATATTACAATTAGATAAAAATTTTAAGATAGTGAAAGAGTGGTATTCTAAACGTGAGCCTTTACGTGAATTGGGTGTTAGAGTAGATTACGTGGTTAAAAGTAAAAATAAATTTTCTAAGGGTTTCTATTGGGTATATAAAAATGAATATGAATTATTTTTTAAAAATAGAACTAATTAAATCTTCAGATATATCAAGTTCTTCAAAATTTTCTCCTATAGCTTGTGATATTATACGTTTTTTCTTATCTAATACATTATATATCATCTCATCTATGGTACCAACGGCAATCGGATAGTAAACATTAACAATATGTTCAACCCCGATACGCCACGCACGATCCTCAGCTTGAGCATGGTTAGCAGGAACGAAATCTAAATCATTCATAATAACAATTTGTGCTGCAGTTAAAGTGATGGCAGAACCTGCTGAAATAAGATTACCAACAAAAACCATAACATTTGGGTTTTCTTGGAATTGGTCTATTGAGTTTTGTTTTTGTTTCTCGTTCATTCTACCGTTATGTCCAACAGCTAGTTTACCAAAATGTGACATTAAAGCATCAAATGAATGTGTGAAGTTGGTGAAGATAATTACTTTCTGACCATTTTCAATTGCCTGTTCAGCTAATTCAATACTGTGTCTAACTTTTTCTTCTGCCAAATATTTTCTAAGAACTACTAATTCAACCATGTGTCGACCAGCACCTAGATTTTTACCCTCACTTTTAGCCCATTCAAGATACTCATCAAAAACTCTTTCATATTTACCCATATCATCGAGTTCTATGTAGTAAGGTGATACAATTTTAGGTGGTAAATCTAGATGGTCTTCCTTCTTTCTTCTTAAGATTAAATTTTTAGTTCTTTTATGTAGTTCTTCCAAATTAGAAGCACCATCTGTAACCCAAATTATTCTTTCTTTACCTAATTTAGTTTTCTTTCTAAATCTTTTAGCTGCACAATAACGGAAAGCGTAGAACTGCCAGTTGGCAGTTACTGGGGAATTACAAAGATGTAATAAATTGAAATAGTCCATTGGACGGTTCGCCACAGGTGTTCCTGATAATAACCATCTCCTTTCAATAGATTCGGCAACCTCAAGTGCTATTTTACTCCTAGCCGCCTTTGGATTCTTAATATAATGGGCCTCATCTAATATTATAAGATTATACCCTTCATTAACTAAAAATCTTCTAATTTCGTGGTCTTCGTACTTTTTTCTTTTATCAATAATTGTATGAAACTTATTTAAGATATCATAATTTATGATAGTAAATCTTTTAGGGTTCCAATAACCAGACTTGATGATTGATATCTCGTCTTCATCAACGAAATTCATTATCTCCCTCTTCCAATTTATTTTAGCATTTGCAGGACAAACAATTAAAACTTTTTCAACCCCTGTTTCTAGAGCAGCAACAATAGATTGATATGTTTTACCAAGGCCCATATCGTCGGCTAAAATACATTGTGGTTTTTTAACCAAAAACTTTATCCCAGTCTCTTGGTGTTTAAAAGGTGTTCTACCTTTTTTATCTAAGGATTTATATACTTCAAAATCTATTTCTATATCATCCAAATTTTCTTCGAACATATCCGTATGAATCTGTGTCTTTGGAATGTAGAATAAGATATCTTCTTTTTGATTTTTGTATAACTTTCCTTTAACATGGTAAGATTTATCGTTTTCAGCTAATATTTTAGAAACGAAAACTTTTTCAGGTATATTTTTTAATCCATGTTTTTCTTTAAGTTGTTCCCCAAGGAATGAGGCAATTTCAACAACTTTATTAATATCAATAGGTTCTTTGTCGACATTCTCCTCAACATACGATATTTGACTCGCAGTCAAAACAAAGAAACCCTCACTATCCAATTTTCTCTTCATTTTTTGGATGTGATCGTTCGTCCCTTGATAATTTCTAATCTTATCTAAGGTCGTTTTGTTCTTTAATTTAGCTAAATCTACCATATGACGAAATAAATATAAGCGTTGACTGTGGAAAATAAAGAAAATCGGTTTTTATCAAATATTTATTGATTATAAAGGTGTGCTATGGCAAAGAAAAGATTTCCAATAAATAGAATGGGTGTTTATATGATAAAAAATATTATAAACAATAAAATATATATTGGTTCATCTTTCAATGCACACCAAAGGTGGAAAAGACATTTAAATGAGTTAAAAAATAATAAACACCATTCAGTCAAACTTCAAAGATCCTATAATAAATACGGAATCAACAATTTCGTTTTTGAAATTTTAGAAATATGTTCACAAGACTTACTTTCTGAAAGAGAACAGTTTTGGATTAACCATTTTAATTCATATAAAAACGGTTATAATGTTTCATTGAGTACGACAAAACCTATGTTAGGTAGAAAGCATACTGAGGAAACTAAAAAAATAATAAGTGAAAAAAGAATTGGTATAAAACTAAAAAAAGAAACAAAAGAAAAATTAAGTTCAATAAATAAAGGTAAAAAATATGACATATATACGGAAGAGAGAAATACTAAAATTAGTAAATCTTTAAAAGGTAGGAAAAGTCCTTTAGCTGGTATTAAAAAGTCAAAAGATTTTATCGAAAAACATTATAAAAAAATAAATCAATTTACCAAAGACGGTTGTTTCATACAAGAATGGGAATCTATTAGTCATTGTGCCAAATCTTTAAAAATAGACGGTAGTAGTATTTCTAAAGTTTGTCTAGGTAAATTGAAATCAACTTCAAATTTTAAATTTTCTTATGCTAAATAAAAAGAGGCCTATAAACCGTATGGGTAAATTTTATGACGAGATTGATTTTGGTCTCGAAAATGAAATGGCCCGTGAATATCTTGAAGGTGATTTAAACATTGTTGTTGTTTTATTTCAAGTTGATAGAAAAGAAACACAAAGTGATGATGTTTATAATGAGGCTAGTGCCCATGAAATTAAATTTAGAGCACCTAAAGAACTTAGAGTTAAGTTAGTTTTAGATGGTGCTGAAAATAAAGCATACTCTGAAGGTATGAATAGATATATGGATTATGGCCAACTAAACTTCCATATATTCCAAGAGCAATTGGATGAACTTAATTGTGACATCAACTATGGTGATTACATTGGGTTCGCTTATAGAGAAGATAATATAAAATATTTCACTGTAACCAACGACGGTAAGATATATTCAGATAATGCACATACAAGAGTTGGTTATAAAGGTTATTATAGAAGTATTACTTGTGTAACCGCAGATGCTAATGAATTCAATCCCCAATATTAAGAATGGAAGTGGTTAAAATTTATATATTATTAGATGAAAACCAACAAATTAGGTACGTTGGTAAAACAAATCAATCTTTAGATAAGAGATTGATTCAACATATATTTGAAGGTAGAAATAATAATAAAACAAAAAAAGAAAGGTGGATTAATAGTTTATTAAAAAAAGAAAAAACACCGACGATAGATTTAATTGATGAGGTGTATATCGATGAGTGGTCTTTTTGGGAAAAATATTGGATTTCACAAATTAAATCTTGGGGTTTTAACTTGACCAATGGTACTGATGGTGGTGATGAAGGTGGGTATATGTTAGGATATAATCACACAGTTGAAACTAAGAAAAAAATGTCAGAAACAAAAAAAGGTAAAATACCATATAATATTGATTTAATAAATGAATATACATCTAAAAAGAAAAAAGAAGTCATATCAATTAACGATAATAATCAAATTATCGGTAGATATGCCTCTTTAAATGAAGCCGTAAAAAATAATCAGGGATTATCGATTCATAGAGCTATTAAAAATAAACTAAAAGCTGGTGGTTATTTTTGGTTGTATTCTGAAAGTTATAATAAAAAAGAATTTCAAAATATTATAAATAATTATAATAGTAAAATCAAAAAACAAGAACCAAAAAAAGTAATACAAAAAGATTTAGAAGGTAACATAATTAAAATATGGCCTTCTATAAAGGAAATCCAAAAAATTGGAATAAATGTAACCTCTGTCTTATATAATAAAAGAAAAACAGCACGTGGTTATAAATGGGAATTTTTATCTAACTACTAATGAGTTTACCTAAAAAATTTAAAAAGGATTTGGATATTAAAATGGTAGATCCTCAGGGTGGTCCAAAAAAGTATATTGACGACTATATGGACAAAAACAAAACCAATCTACCTAGAGGGGTAAACCATGCTGATTTAGATAAGGGTTTTGTTGAATGGGTAAATAGTGAATTAGAAATCGTAGTTGAGGGACAAAAAGTTCCTGTTACATTTTTAACAGCTCAAAGATGGTCAGAATTTACTAAGACTTGGCAATCTTCTGATAAATACAAAAACATTAAAATACCTTTTATATCTGTTGTTAGAAAACCTGATGCACAACCAGGTACAAATCCCGCTGATTTTAAAATACCTGTAAGGAAAACATTCCCTTATATGACAATGCCTGTTTGGGATGGTAATAAGAAGGGGGCTGACGTTTATATGATACCACAACCTGTTGGTGTGGATATGACTTATAATATTAGGTTTTTCACATTCAAGATGAACGAACTTAATAAGTTAAACGAAAAAATATTAACAACTTTTGCTTCAGCACAAGCTTATGTGAATATTAAAGGACACTTCTTTCCTATATATTTAGAGAATATTGGGGACGAGTCTACAATAGATGATATTGAAGGTAAAAGATATTATGTACAAACATACGAACTTAGAATGTCGGCATATATTTTAAATGAGGATGAGTTTGAGGTTAAACCGGCAGTAGAAAGAGCTATTATGTCTTATGAAGTTGAATCCAAAAGACCTAAGGCTGTTGCTAAGTTTATTAAAGATGAAACTGAACATGATAAAACAATTAACTGTATTGTACAATTTTTACCAGGTTCACCAACGAGTTTATCATTTCAATCTGATACAGTTGCAAACTTTGTTTCTTTAGATATTAGTAATATCACAGCCGTAACAATAAGAGTTAACGGTAATATTGTTTCTTTACCATTTTCTCTAAATGAAAATGACATGTTAAGTATAAGTATAGTTAGAACTGATTCAACTCAACTATCTGAAATAATATTAAGAGGAACAGTACCATTATAATGAGTAGTAATTTTTGTGGAAATAGCGATATAACTAAAATATTTGTGGTGGAACCAGCTTCCTCAGTATCTTTTAGTGCTGAAACTATCGATATTACTGGTGACACTACTATAGGTGGTGATATTATTAATTGTGGTACTGGTAGTACCATTTACACCGAAAATATTGTTGCCTGTGATACAGGAGTTACAGTAAACAACGCTATTACGATTTATCCAACAGATATCGTACCAACCACAGATAACTTAATAAATTTTGGTTCCCCTATAAGAAGATTTAGGAACATCAATACTGTTAGTGGAACATCTACAGTATGGGAGTCTACTGGTATCATTTATACCCCTATTTTAAACTTAGGCCAAGATTTAAGTGGTAACACAAGGGAAATAACAGCAGAAAATTCAATAATTCAAGATGATATCTTAAATGGTGGATCTTATTAAAAAGTAAATATTTATATAAAAAAAATTAAAAAGTAAATATTTATATAAAAAAAATAAAACATGGCAACAAGAAGGACGATTTATAAACTGAAGAACAACCAAACCAATAATGGTGCATTACCTACAAGTGGTGTACAAATGGGTGAACCTTTGGTTAACTTATATAACGGTATTGTATTCTTTTCAGGTACAACAGGTGGTGACTTTACTCAAAGTGGTTTAAATGATACCTACTTTGAAGTTGGTTCTAACCTTTACAACTTAAAAATTAGAAACCAAATAACCGCTTATAGTGGTGTCACTGGTGCTGGTTTAGTTGATAAATTTTTACGTGGTACATCCACAGGTTTCGTACTTGATGATATTTCTAATATTGCTGGTATTGATAGTTACGTAACTGGAGCTACATGGTCACCGAATACTTTAACATTAACATTAAACAATGGTAAACCTTCTGTCCCTGTAACTATTAATTCATTTAATAATTTAACATTATACGGTACAACAACTGTCAATGGTAATTTAACTGTAACAGGTACAACCACATTAAACGGACCTTCCTATTATAATAGTACCGCTACCGCATCAAATGAAATTGTTAATTACGGTACTTTAACTTCTTATACACAAACAAATGATGTTTATGTAACGGGTAGTACTTTAACTCCAGCAACTAACACTACCGATACTCAAACTTCTACATTAAGTTATCACGGTACTCCTATTGGTGGTCCTTATACAATTGTAACTGAAAACACATTTACAACAGGTGGTACTTACAGTAACTCAACTAAGTTAATAACTTTAACTAGAAATGATGCTGTACAATATACTGTAGATTTATCAGCTATTGATGTTAATGATACCTATGTAACGGGTGGTACAAACACATCCTCTACTAACAACACTAACAGTGCTAGTATAGGTTTAAAATATAATCAAGATATACCTGATGGTACATATTCATTACCTTATACTGACACTTATGTTACAGGTGGTACTTACAATGCGGGTACTATTACTTTCACCAAGAATGACTCAACAACATTTAATGTAACAGGTTTATTAAGTAATGATACCTACGTAACAGGTTTTACATATAATGCAACTAATAACGCTTTAACGATATCACAAAATCAAGGACAACCTGATTTAGTTGCCTACATTAATACATTATCTGGGTTAACAGTATCTAATTTAACAGCGGGTCAAGTTGTTTATGTTGGTTCTGACGGTAAATTAAAAACAGATTCTACTGGTGAGTTCGCGTATAACGACACTACAAATGTATTAACATTAGGTACAACAAGTGGTAATTTAGTTGTTAATAATGGTTTATCTGATGGCCCAGCAACATTCGGTCAAGGTGGTGTAACTATTGGTTCAGGTGGTTCACATTTAACACCAGGTATTGGTGATTTAATTGTACACGGTAATTTCATTGTATTCGGTACAGGTACTACTGTGGCAACTAATGAACTTTACGTTGAAGACCCACAAATCACATTAAACTACAACCCAACAGATGATACATCTCTTACTTCAGTAGCTTCAGGTATTAGAGTACAAAATGGTGCTGGTATATCATCTGGTGTAACTTCAGGTGATACCTACTTCACTATAGCTCGTATGGATACTTTAACAGGTATCGATCCAGGTAATACACCAAGTGTGGCTGAATATACAGGTTCAGTTGGTTACACTAATAGAGGTTGGTTAACTCAATTGAATGATATTGTCATTAGGAATAACAACTTAAACAATGGAGCACCAAATGGTGTCAGGGTTCTAGCGGAATTCGACATTTTAGATGGGGGGATCTATTAACATAGACCGAGGTTGGTACTAACTTTTAACACTTACCGCATATTTATAAGCCGAGTAATCAAATTTACTCGGTTTTTTTATGAATAAAGGTATTTGTGAACTACCCACCCACGCCAAAGGCGATGGGTTGGGCTTCGGAAGTCAGCACTCCTACTAATGTAGGCAGTTCGTCATGATTTTTCCTGTCAGTTCCTGACAAGATATTTCTTAAACTAAAATTCTTTATATTTATTGCTGCATTTATATCTCTATCGTGATGCGTCCCACAATTACTGCATATCCAT